TTACGGCATGTAGTAGTAATAAACCTTTAACAAGTCCTTATCCTTTTCGTAGATGATTTTTTCTACAACACTCCTGAGCACATCATTCTTGGTTGTCGCATCAACAGAGTCGGAAGAGAGAATATCGTACACATTTTTCACCCTTAGCAGCATGTCCTCGTCATCATCTTTGCTGTTGCTTTTTTCTTCCTTGATTTCGGACAGTTGTTTTTCAAGGTGTTGTTTTTCTTCTTGTACAGCCTGTTTATTCTCCTTGTATTCTTCTATAGTGTCAATCCCGTTCATGTAGGCTTCTTTGATTCTTTGCAGTTTCACATCAATCTTTTTGATCTGGTCTTCCAGTATGGTTTTTAAGTCCACAGTGTCATCGGTTTTGGCTTCAATCTTGCGGTATGTGATTTTACCATTATCAAGCACAGTTTTGATGGATTCCAGTACCGCAGGTTCTAGCTTGATTGAGCTGATAGAGTTGTTCGCCATGCATTTCCCCTTTGTGTATCCATAGCACCTAAAATGAGAGTACACTCTTGTGTTATTCCTGATCGTGTTTGCAGTCATTGTCCTGCCGCACGCTGGACACTTCACGACACCAGACAACCAGTGCTTATATGTGCTTACTGGTCTCGAACCACGTGGCCTGTATTCTCTCTTGTATCGTTCCTGTGCTTTATCGAATAGCTCCTTGCTTATGATTGCAGGATGTTCCCCATCGGTTACAATCCATTCGCTTTCCGGGCGGATTTCGTTGGATTCATTGATTGTCCGATTCCAGCGTATCATACCGCAGTAAGTAGGATTCTGCAAGATATATTCGATAGATCGGCGTTCAAATTCTTTCCCGTGCGAGGTTTTGAAATTATGCATATTTAAAAGCCTAGCAATTTCAAATATGCCTAAGTTTTCGTTCGCATACTTTTCAAAAATCAGTTTCACAATTTCCGCTTCTTCTGGAACGATTACAGGCGGCTCTTTATGCGTCACAATCTTGTATCCAAGTGGTGGACGCGCCTGGTATCCGCCTCTTTCCGCTTTCTCTCTCATTCCTCTGGTTACTTCCCCGGAAAGTCGAACGGAATAATATTCATCCATCCATTCAATAATCCGTTCGATCAGAGAGCCAAATGGACCATCTATCAACGGCTCTGACACGCTTATTACATCTACGTTATGTTTCTTTTTAAGCAGAGACTTATATACAATGCTTTCCTCTTGATTCCTCGCAAATCGACTGTATTTCCAGACTAGGATAACATCTGCCGGATGATCTGATGCTTTTGCGAGCCCAATCATTTTTTGGAACTCCGGGCGCTTATCTGCTTTTCTTCCGGAAATCCCGACCTCATAAAAAATCTTAGACACCACATACCCGTGACTCTTTGCGTAATCTTTTAACAACTTCGCTTGGGAATCTGGGGATAATTCATCTTGCTTTCCAGTGGATACACGGACGTATCCAAAAGCGTATTTCGTTTCCATGTTATCATCTCCTTATTTAATTTTATGCAAAAACGAGTACAAAAATAACAGCCAGCGCAAAACATATGTTCCGCTTGCAAGCTGTTTCCGAAGATGATACAATATTCATGGATTTTAATCGCATATCTTCGGGTATGTAGACCGTCTCAGTGTTGGTAGCACTGGGGCGGTTTTTATTACGAAAAATTATTGTATTCGTTTCATTTTTTGACTCACCCTAAATTGTTCAGCGTCTGGTACGTCAACAAATTCTACAGTCTTATCAAAGTTTTCTTTTACAACTTCTTTTATCTCATCGAGTGTTACATTAAAGAATTCTCTTCTTGTGTTAACCATATTTAACTTACGATCTTCAAACGCTTTATGGAGTGCTGCTTCTAATGCCGGTGCATCGTCGGAGAAAATCATAGCATGTACATCAAAATTAAATGGAACAGATGCATCTCCTAGTTCATCAACTCGGTCTTGAGGGTCTAAACGCCTAGTCATTCCAATCTTATAAACATTTTCTCCAAAAGCTCCTATATTTGAAATTATGTAAACGTATCCGGCGCGTTGGTTTGCTTCTCTATAGTCGATATCTTTAATAGCCCTATCGATGTCATTGAGCTGATTTTCCAATTCGGATTTTTTAGAAAGAAGATCTGAGTTATCTGGATCTTCTTCTAATTGCTTAAGAAGTTTTTCGTAAGCTGTCTGGTAGTGAGTTTGTTCTTTTTCTATCTTCTTACGTTGGGCTTCAATTTCTTTTTGTAGTCGCGCAGCTTCTCGCATTTCTGCTCTTGCAGCTTTTTGAGCTTCTTTCTCTTCCTGCTTCTTTTGTTGATATTCAAACGCTAATGTAAGCTCTTCCTCTTTCCAATCTATATATTTTTGAGTAATCTGTAATGACATTGATTTCCCGAGTTTTTCAATAGAGTTCGCAGATTGACGGATTTTTTTAAGAGACATATCAAAATTATTGTACTTCACCTTACTTATTACATCTTCGCAATCGCTATTGAACGCCCTTAAAAACAATTTTTTCATATCCGCAATCATCTTATTACCTTTACTTTTGCTTCCATTTACTGTCCAAGTTGTAGCGCCGATAATAGCTTTATCATTTTTTATCAATTTTTTCTGCGCATCACGAATACGATCCAATTCTTCCTTATATTCTTCTGACGTAACAAAATCATATCGTGGCGTATATAGACCAAACTCCTGAAACGTGATTGCATCTTCGAAAAATATTGCCTCCTTCTTCAAAGCGTCAATTTTGGAAGTGCGTTTGTCAATTTCCTTTTCAAGCCGTTCTTTTTTGGCTTCCAATTCGGCAACTTTTGAATTCAGGACGGAAGCGTTTTGAAATTCTGGAGACATTAGTTCTTTTAATCCAGCATTTTCCTTTGCTATTTTCCCGATATTAAAAACATCTTTTAATCCCATAGTCACTTTTCTCCTTTAACTTACCCGTACCTCACACCACTCCATATAAACGCCGTAGCGGTTATACCGTTTCCAATATTTCCCTGTAGTTTCTATATCCTGAATATACTACAATGTAAACACTATGAAAATACTACTCGATAAGATCATGCGCGATAAAAACCTATCTACTCGGCAAGTATCCATTGCGACCGGTATATCAAAATCAACCGTCAGTCGCATTGCAAACGGTGAAATATCACCGACAGCTGACACACTGGAATTGCTTGCCAAGGGCTTAAAAGTCCGGATTTCTGACCTTATCGACTCTCTATATCAATAAGTGTCCCAGATCTGGGACGATTGTCCATTTTCGCGTAAGTTTCCTGATTTTAGATTGTTAACTTAATAGAGAGGTACATAAGTACCAAAAAATAGCAGAACAAACGTTCGAACAAAATATTGATTTTTATTCACTGAAATAGTATTATATATTCAGGGATTTCGAACATGTGTTTTTGCAGTTAGGGGGATGGCGAAAATGGATTACAAAAGCAAGATTATCGAACTTATCAACGGTGTAAGTAATACTGCAAAATTAGAGTATCTCTATTATGTGATAAGATCGTTTCTAAAAGGGTAGGCTATTGCTTACCCTTTTTTAGAAAGCGATTCGATAAGATGCTTTATGGCTTTCTTGTCGGATTCATCTAAAGAATAGTAGCAAGATATCATATTAATAATCTCTTGATCTTTCATTATCCGTCCAACTAATGTTCCACTTTCCTCTCTGGAATAATTTCCAAAAAAGTCGTTTGGTATCATTTCAAGCACTTCACATAATCTTTCTATAGTATCAGCGTCTGGTTTATTCTTGTTGTTTTCCCAATCGCTTATTGAATTATGTTTTGCACCTATTAAATTCGCAAGTTCTTTTTGAGTCATGTTTTTCTTTTTTCTGTATTCTTTTATTTTTTCTCCTAAACTCATTATGTTTCCTCCTTGCATCTTCTATATTAACACATGGAAATTATATTTTCAATAAAAAAAGTTCGAAAAAATCGAAATTTTAGTGTTGACATTCGAATATTTCGAAGTTATAATGAAATTAGTTCGAACAAATCGAAAAACGAAAGAGGTGATTACAGAATGTGTGTAGGTGAAAGAATTAAGGCTTACATGGATGAAAAAGGAATTAAGCAGGTTTTTATTTCACAAAAAACAGGGATATCGAAAGAAAAGCTTTGTTCATCATTAAATGGAAATAGAAAATTGCAATTTGAAGAATATGAGCTGATCTGCGGAGCCCTTGAAGTGAATACAGACAAGTTTATCAAACCAAAGAAATTGTAAAGGAGAAAAAGATGTCTAAGAAAAGTCAAAAAAGTTTGTATGAAGAAATGGTAGAAGATTTATCGAAGTTCGTTATTCGCACTGCGAACAAGGACAATCCAACACCAGAAGAGCTTGCAGCAATGACTGAAATGGCAAAAATGCTATTCAGGACAATTTAAAAGTCCTGAGTATAAACTCAGGGCAAAAGACTAATGGCTTGTACTTTTATGGTTTGCAAGGATTGTTCCTGCTTTAGATTTTGCGGAAGCTGATTTGCTTGTGGAAAGAGTTTTTCCAGCTTTGCTGACTTTAGCAGATGGCTTGCATGATTTTCCTTTTGCCATATATTCACCACCTTTCTTATTAAAAATGAGATACCTCTAGTAAGATGGTACAACACAATATATGGAAAGTCAAATAAAAATCACGAAAAACACAATATAAAGTATGAAACATATGTTTTTATACAATATTTAGTGAATAGTACAACCTTGATATTATACCACTTTTTGTATAAAAATCAAGAAAATCACAATATATAGGAGGAATAATGAACAATTTAACAGTATTTGAACAAAATGGTCAGCTACTCACCGACAGTAGAGAAGTAGCAATGACACAAGAAGAACGTAACGAATACTTATTAAAACACGAAAATTTTATTCGCTGCGCTCGGTGCAAAAATTTAATACACAGTTCAAATAAATATTGTCAATATTGTGGATGTCCTAATGAAAAAGAAACATTCGACATGGAGTTTCATGACTTGGAATTAATGATTCTTGACGCAGAGAAAGAAGCAAAAAAATCCGAAAGACTTGCGAATTTTTCCCTCGGATTTTCCATGTTCGTATTGTTATTCAAGATATTTGTAGAATTAGTGATTAAAAAGTGATTTTAAAAAGCTGATAATTTCTGAATGATTTGTAGCGAATTCAAAGAAAAGTGCTATGGAAGAAAGAATGATAGCGATCCATCCTTTAATATCCGCTTCCTTGGATTTCTTTAAAGCGATACTTGCTTGAACTTTAGAAGCTTTAGCAATCTCTCTTAATGGTGCAATCTGCTTTTCGAGAATTTTTCGTTGCTTTTCGCTATTATGTGCATTCTTATGCAATAGCTCATAAGGGCTTTCACCGTCATCCCATTCCGTCAGATGAATATCCGGGATGTCGCGGCGCAAATTAGGAACAGTAATATCCGGGAAATTTATATCATCTAAATTCATCAAATCTCTCCTTTCGTAATTATTCCGACTGGCACTCGGTAATTGAATTATAGGAGATAAGGAAACAAATGACAATAAAGATTCACAAGAAAGGGGTGTGGCAAAAATCAACTGGAATAAATTTTCAGAGTTGTTTGAAATTTCCGATGACGAAAAAGAATTTTTTGAAATGATTTATCGAAGACGCACCATATACAGATGCGTCATAGGAATTCTGATAATCATAATAATCGTGTTGTTATTAACGAGGTAATAACTGACGCAACGATGGAAATTATAAGCGGCCAAAGCTTACTGTCAAAGAATTTCTTTCTACGGTAAGCGCAGTAACGGAAATATTTTTCGGTAAGGGAAAAAGTTCTTTCCGGCGCTTCATCAGCTGGAATTGTGTCAACAAAAGAATAATTGCTTGATATTAGTTTATATCCCATTAGAGGTTTTTCGGATTTGCCAAGAAAACCTGATGTAACTGTTTTCTTAAACCTCATACAGAACAACTTAAATTTTTCTGGGAATAGCAAGCAAATTTCATCAAAATCAGAACTCATACTTTTTCTCCTTTGTTTTTGATAACTACATTATAAAGGAGGGAGAAAGGTAAAACAAGATAAAACGAGATAACAGGAGGTAATATGAACGAATTAAAAATTTTTAATAATGAAGAGTTCGGTAAAATCCGAACAGTGACAATTGACAATGAACCGTGGTTTGTTGGGAAAGACGTAGCAACGGCACTTGGATATGAAAGAGCGGATAACGCAATCAGGAACCACGTTGAAGAAGATGACAAGCTGATGCACCAAATCAGTGCATCAGGTCAAAACAGGCAAATGTACATCATCAACGAGTCTGGCTTATACGCTTTAATCTTCGGTAGCAAGTTGGAATCCGCAAAAGAATTCAAACACTGGGTGACATCCGAAGTTCTTCCAGCACTCAGAAAGACGGGCTCTTATGAAATGCCAAAGAAGAAGCAAAACAACGAACGTCTCGCCAGTGTCAACAATGCTGTGAAGATTTTAACGCCGATGCTCCAAGCAGCAGGATGCAACAGTAAAATCCAGCTCCTGACCGCAAAATCTCTTTATGAGAAAGCAGGAGTAAATCTGCCGATCACGATAGAAGCGGATCAGCAGTATGTAGATACGGTACATATCGCAAGGCAGGCAAGACTTTACTTTCAGAGTTCCGGCAAACCAGCAGACAAAGCTGTGAACGAGATTATTCGCAGGTTGGATTTGTCAGAAGATATGTACACGGAAACATGGGAATCCAAGGGAAAGTGGCAAGGAACTGTAAGAAAGTATGTGCCGGAAGTGATAGGAATGGTAAAGCAGTGGTACGCAGATAATGGATATCCGAGAGAAATCTCATATACGCAGTGCGATGGACAAGTGAAGAAATATCATGTCATCGTCAGAGATTCGGATGCTAATTAAAAACGTAGGACAACATATCTCGGACAAACCATCCGTCATACATATTAGAGAGGTGGTGTGAATGACTATAAAAAACATTGTAGTAATCAACGGAAAAGAAGTGGAAGTCAAAGACTTGCCGGACGCTGAATTATTTGCAGAAAAATTAAACCGGAAAGCTCTGACAGCAAGAAATTACACGGAAGAGAAAACCGCCTAGGCGGTAGGAAGGGAGGACAAGCCATGAAAAGATTAACAGTAAACCAGATCGAGAAATTCATCCAGACGCTGGAATCCACGGAAAAGATAGACGGTGACACTGAAAATCAGAAACAAGGTGCAATCTCGTACCTTACAAACTACCGTGTCAGATTGGAAGAGCGTGGAAAGAAATCCGTGAAATTAAAGGAGGAAGAACATGGAAATTAAAGGAACTTACCACTGCCAGACTACTCAGCAGCCCAACACTTTGAATAGTTGGGATATCCGCTCCGTATCTGTTGAGTTACCGGAGCAGGACAAGCCCTATTGGCACAAGGTCGCAGTGTCCGTGATCGGGTTCGGAATGGCGGTGATTGGATGGTGGTTGATATTTGGGTATTAAAAATGAGCACCTACAAAAAGGCTGGGGAGCCGTAGGTACTCAGGAAAAAATACGATTCTATATTAACAGATTTTAGGAGGATAAGCAATGGACAGAAAGAAAATACATGAACTTTTAGACTTAATTCTTGAGATTCAAGAGCGCGGAAAAGGTAAGGATGGGTATCCGTACGTAAACATTGAATTTTCGAACTACGGTAGCAGAATATTTTTAAGCGCACAAGAAAACGGATTTGTTGCTGATGAAGATTACGATTTGTTTGACAGTATTGAAACAGATAAGCAACTAGATGATGCAATCGTTTTGGCAAAAGTATTACTGGAAAAAGCAGCAGATATGGTGGGCAAATAATATGTACAAACATACAGAAGAACTGGAAGAAATAACAGATCAAGAAGCGGCTGAAAAAGACAGATATTTTAGGGTACGCAAAAGGCACTATCAGAATTATTGTGATTTTATGGAGGAAATAACAAATGGCAACATTATACGAGATTGATGAAGAGATTTTAAATTGTGTAGATCAGGAAACAGGCGAGATTATCGACCCGGAAAAGCTGGCACAGTTGCAGATGGATTTTGGCAAAAAGGTAGAAGGAATTGCTCTCTGGATCAAAAACCTCTTATCTGATGCAGAAGCAATCAAAGCAGAGAAAAATAAACTGGCTGATCGCCAGCGGTCATGTGAGAACAAGGCGAGAAATCTAAAAGAATACCTGTCTGGCTACCTGTGTGGAGAGAAATTCAAAACACCAAGAGTCAGTATTTCTTATCGAAAATCAGAGAGCGTAGAGGTACAAGACGTTTCAAAACTGGACAAGGAATACTTGAAATTTGCTGATCCCGAGGTTGATAAAACAAAGGTGAAAAAAGCCCTGAAAGATGGAATTGAACTCTCTGGCGTTGTATTGGTGCAGAATAATAATATTCAGATTCGGTAGGTGTAAGCATGGGAAATTTGGATTTATATAACAGGGTGAGAGTTGTTCCGGAAGAAGCGAAGAAGCCGATTAAAGGCGGTCGATTGAACGGAATGACGGATATTAACCCTATGTGGAGAATCAAAGTACTTACAAGTGAATATGGTCCGTGTGGCATTGGCTGGTTTTACAAGCCTGTTAAGAAATGGACGGAGCAGGCAGGAGGTGAAACAGTTGCATTCGTAGATATCGAACTGTTTATAAAGGTAGATGGTGAGTGGTCGCAACCGATCTGTGGAACTGGGGGGAGTAAGCTATCGCAAAACGAAAGAAATGGTCTTTTTGTTTCCGATGAATGTTACAAAATGGCAACAACAGACGCTATTTCTGTAGCTTGTAAGCAGCTTGGAATTGGAGCAGACGTGTACTTTGGGGCAGATAGAACTAAGTACGATTCTCCATTTGAAAGAGTGGAGCGAGTGCGAAACGAACTGAAAAAGCGCAGATGTTCAGAAGCGAATTTTATGCAGGTATATAGGTTGGATAATATTGAACAGGTGACAGATAGCCAAATCAAAGATTTTATAGCGAGAATGGAGGCGGCAAAGCATGACAGTGTGGATCAGAAGTAGAGTGCAGATGCCGAACTACGTGAAAGAAAGTATTAGATCATTGGTAAAGTCGATTTGCGATAAAGATGTCGATGTGAGTATTGCTCTGCACAAAGAATCAAAAACAGATCAGCAAAGAAAATACTTTTGGACGCTGGTAAAAGAACTCCGCAGCGTTATGAAAAACGGACAGACTGAAAACGATGTGTATTTGCATCTTTTAAGGATATACGGGACGTCAGATTTTATAAGCCTTCCGTCCGATCAGGTGCATCTTGCAAGAGCTTGTTACCGGATTGTAGAAGTACAGAACAAGAAAGAGTTTGTGAACAAGGAGAATGAGTGCATTACTGTTTGTACTTTGCGCTGCTGGAAAGGATTGAGCGAATACGATACCAACGAAGCTTGCATGTTGATAGATGGAGCGGTTGAAGAGTGCAAAAGTCTTGGTATTCCGACAGATACGCCGGATGAAATTCGCAAAATGAAAGAGTTGTGGGGGATTGAATTATAAGCATTGATTACAGTGACATGGCATTCCCAAAGCCGAAGCGAAAGAAAAAGAAAAAAGGTCATCAAAGAGCATCCGGCAGACCAAAGAAGCTGTGGAGCATATTTACAGAGGACATGGATCATTGCATGTACACCGGAGTTTACGGAGTGGAGAGGCATCATGTTTTTAGTCACACATCGAAAGAAATTGAACTTTCGGAAGATTACGGATTCATAGCTCCACTGAGACCGGATTTGCATCCAAACGGAACAAGGGCAGGGGAGAATGCATCGAAAGTAGACCGATACTTAAGAAAACGCTGCAAGGAGTATTATTTGCAGCACTACGGAACAGAAGAACAGTTCCGGCAAGAATTTCACTATGTTAGTAAGGGTTAAACCTTTGCTATAAATTGTAACCCGTTCATGGCTGCTGTGTAGTACGTCACAAATACCTTAAGTAAGCCAGATTCATTGTCTCCCGGTAACTCCGGGAGCAGAAAGGAGAACGAATGATAATTACAATTCCGGGAAAACCCGTTGGAAAAGCAAGACCAAGATTCCACAGAGCCGGATTTAAGGTCATTACATACACGCCACCAGAAAGCAAGAAGTACGAAAAGGAAGTTGCGAGGATTTATAAACAAAGCGCAGGCGTTCTTTATACAGAGATACCTCTGAGAGTTCGTATTTTAGCGAAATTTCCGATTCCAGAGAGCTGGTCTAAGAAGAATAAGGAGAAAGCATTAAAAGGAGAAATAAAGCCGAATAAGAAGCCGGACTTAGACAACATTGCAAAAATCATTTTGGATGGACTAAATGGAGTCGCATACACCGATGATAAGCAGGTGACCAGCCTGGAAATTGAAAAGGCATATTCGGACACACCTTGTGTGGTGGTCTATATTGCGGAGGATGAGTGATGGCAGAAGTAAAGTGGATCAAGATTACAACGGATATGTTTGATAATCGCAAGATCAAACATCTGCGGAAACTTCCAGACGGAAATAACATTGTCTTAATCTGGGTGATGCTGCTTACCATGGCTGGACGGTGCAATAGTAACGGGATGGTGTTTTTAACGCAGAACATCCCATACACGCCTAAAATGTTGGCTGATGAGCTGGATTTCGAGGAAAACACCGTGAAATTAGCCTTACAATCACTGGAACAGTTGGAAATGATCGTAATGGATAATGGATTTTTTACTATTCCGGGTTGGGAAGAGCACCAGAACGCGGAAGCCCTCGAGAAAATCAGGGAACAGAACCGGATTAGGAAGCAAAAACAGAGGGAAAAACAGAAAATTGAGTGTGTCACAGAAATGTCACGTGACGTAAGTGTGACAAATTTGGGAAGTCACGCTACAGATATAGATAAAGAAGAAGATAAAGATAAAGAAAGAGATATAAGAGGTAATAGAGTAGATTATCAGCAAATAGCTGATATGTATAATGCCACTTGCGTGTCATTCCCTCGCTTAACACGATTATCTGAAAAAAGAAAACGTGCAATTAAAGCAAGATTAAGAAAATATTCCATTGATGACATTAAGAGGGGATTTGAGCTTGCAGAGGAAAGTGATTTTCTGAAAGGGGAAAATAACCGGAATTGGTCGGCAACCTTTGATTGGATGATGAATGATGCAAATATGGCAAAGATTCTGGATGGGAATTATAAAAACAAAGATGCAAAGCAATCAAAACCGCCAGTAAGCAGAAACCTAAACAACTTTGATCGCAGAGAATACGACATGGACTCTCTGGAAGAGCAGTTGTTGAAGTCAAATTAAGGAGGAATTATGGAACCGAAGAAAGTAACGATAAATTACGCTCTGCTCTGCAAGGAACTAGAAAAGCAGGGCAAGACGAAAGAGAAATTCTCGGCAGAACTCGGGAGAAGCAAGTCTTTTGTCTACAATATGGCGAAGAACCCGGAACAGACAGAAGATTTTGAAAGAACCATGTGTTTACTTCTCGGACTTAAACCGGGAAGTCTGGTAAAAGAGCCGGAAAAGAAAGGGATGACCGCAGCACAGGCACTTACAGTCATCCGGGATGAGATTTTAGAAAACCGCAGAATCATGCAAGAGAATTTTGAAAAGATCTGGAATAAGATGAACACCAATACCGTCCAATTGGAAAAGATCAAGGACAAGGTCAATACGATGTCAAAGACCGACTACGACAAAGCATTAGAGTGGCTGCAAGACAAGATGGAAGGTGGACGCTATGACGGGGCGAAGTTGCTCATGGAGTCAGAAGCGGCAGGAATTAAAAGGTCTGACATCATGAAAGCAAAGGCAGAACTTGGAGTAAGAATCCAGACTACAGGGTACGGAAAGAATGTGAAAGCATGGTGGAGTTTAAAGGGTGAACAGGCATGAACATGAAAAGATATGGGTTTAAGATTTGCAAGAAAAGACACGGAAACATGGATTTTTACACAAAAGTTAGCTCCAAGCGCAAGAGAAAGAAGAGGGTGAAAGGAAAATGACGAATAATGATCATTTGAACAACATAACAGGAGAAATGGATACACCAGAAATCTCCGCAGTGAAGATGATACTTACAAGAATAGATGAGGATTTAGAAAACGATCTGTACGAAGAAAACCGTGATAAATACCTGAATTTGTACAAGAGCCAAAAAGAGTGGCTGGAAAGAGAGGTTGAAAATGCGTAGGCCAGCACACTTTCTGGATCCGTACCAGTTCCAAATCGAAGAGATGGTAAAACTCGGATGCTCGGATGAGCATATCCATAAAGTCTTGCATGACATCCAGAAAGTGGAATTTACTCAAAATGATCTTATCCGGTACATGGATGAAAACGGGATCAGGAAAAGAAGTGCAGCGAAAAGATGGACGCGGAGCAAAGAAGTTGAGTGGGAAGAGCTTTGCAAGCAGTTTCGAGGAAATAAAAAGAAAATAAGCGAAAAATAGAAAGGAGCCAGCCTCCGGCCGGGGCAAGGGTATACCGGGCTTCTGAGAAAATGGATAAAGAGAAAAAAGCAATCGAAAGAATTAAAATGGCAAGTGAAATGAGTCTACATCACTATGGTAGACCGCTTGTTTGTACGTATAGCGGCGGCAAGGATAGTGATGTGATGTTAGAGATTTTTAAGCGATCCGGAATCCCGTTTGAAGTGCATAACAGCCATACAACGGCAGACGCACCACAGACCGTATACCATATCAAAGAAGTATTAAAAAAACGGAATTACAAGGAATTAAATGCGAAATCGAAATGCCAACATACAAAGGAAAACCAACAAGTATGTGGAAATTGATACCACAAAAGTTAATGCCACCGACTAGACGGGTAAGATACTGTTGCTCTGTCTTGAAAGAGACGGGATGCCAAAATAGATACATCGCAACAGGAGTAAGGTGGGATGAATCGAATAAAAGAGCGGAAAGAGGAGAATTTGAAAAGCTTGGGAAAAACTACAATGAGAATGAGACTTTTTCTACTATTATGCTTATGAGCGATAACGGATCAAAGAGACGAATGGGTGAGCTTTGTATGCAACAGAATAAAATGGTTGTAAATCCAATTATCGACTGGACGCATTCAGATATTTGGCAGTACATAGAATCAGAACATATAGAAGTATGCGATTTGTACAAACGTGGATATGATCGTGCTGGCTGTATCGGATGTCCTATGGCAGGCAAGAAGCGTTACAAAGAGTTTGCGGATTTTCCAAAGTATAAGCAATTGTATATAAATGCTTTCGACAGGATGTTGAAAGAACGTAAACGAAGAGGAAAAGAATGTAAGTGGACGACAGGGGAAGAGGTATTTCTTTGGTGGATGGAGGATGAAAACATACCAGGGCAGATGAGCATAGAAGACTTTATTACGGAGGAATGACTAATGACAAAAGTGAAAGAAACACGCTTGCGAAAAGGTGACACGATCAAATGCGCTGATGCAGAGGATTGCGTGAGGACAATGAATGAATTGGCGGTCTGTGGGATAGAGACGGATTTTCTCTACGAAAAAAGATGGAGAGAGTGGTTTATGGTTGGAAATAACGGGAGGAAAATTAGATGGATGAGAAGAAAGTTAAAGAAGCGATATACTGTATGAAAGCAAGTATTGGTGAAACAATGTGTGAAGAGTGCGTTAATTACTACGGATGTGACCACACCAAAATGGATGATATGATGAGGACAGCAATCGAAGCACTAGAAAAGCAGTTGCCAAAGAGACCTAGGGAAAATGGAACAGGAGAGCAAAAGAATGATTAAAGTAAAAGCAAAAGCAAATTATGGATTTGCTGGAACAAATATGACATTTGAAGAAGAGTTTGGTGATGATGTAACTGATGAGGAAATCGAAGAAGCTATTGGAGATATGGTTATGAAACAGGTTGATTGGTCATGGGAGAAGGTGGAAGGATGAACGTACTAGAGAAGATCTTGGAAGAGATAAGCAAAGTTGAAAAAGAGTATGTAACTGGACATAAGGTGTTGTATGCGTTAGGTGCTACAGGTATGGCAACCGAAATTAGTGGTATTATCCGTTCGCACATGGATGATGTTCCGGATAATGATTCTGGATGGATTCCGGTGAGTGAGAGACTGCCTGAAGAAGGAAAAGAAGTTTTAGCACAATTTACAGTAAGAGTTGTGCATACAAATAACAAAGTAGATGAATTTGTATATATCCACACTATGTATTACGAAAATGGAGCTTGGAAAAGCTTTGCCGGAGTGCCAAACGGGAAAGTAGAAGCATGGCAGCCACTACCAGAGCCATACAAGGAGGGATAACATGGACATTTTAATCACAATCGCATTCCTAGCCCTGTATTACATCCTGGGGCTGGGAGCAGTGATTACCCTAAAGACAGGAATCGAAGAGGATGTAGAACTAGAAGGCGCGGATTACCTTCTGGCTGGATGGTTTCCGATACTGCTATTTGTGGTGTTTTTGGATTGGATAGCGCGAAAGATAGCGAGGTAGAAAATATGAGAAAATTTAACTGGGATGAATTTAAAAATAAAGACAATAAGATTGCGGTGAATTGCAAGACCGAAGAAGAAGCAAAAGATTTCTGCAGGCAGATGCATGGACAAGGGATGAAATGGTGCACAGGTGATAGTTATTTGGAAAATACAAGTTATAATGTGCACAACGAAGGAACGTGTTATTACGGAATCGGAGAATATTCGTCTCGTGTTTATGCAGAAAAGTACAATTATAAAATCTTGGAATGGAGTGATTACATGCAGAAAGAATTTACGAAAGCAGATTTGAGAGACGGAATGGTAGTCGAATATAATGATAACAGTTTCGGGAAAAGACTTGTTGTAGGCGACTTTTTGATCGGCGAAGATGGATATGCGGATTTGGGAGACTATAACGAAAACTTAAAAAATGTGGTAAGTGATTTGGAAATAGTTAGAGTATATAAGATTAAACGCATGGGAAAAATTAGCAGTATCATGTACGATGTCAACCTCGAACTCATCTGGGAGCGCAAAGAACCAAAGAAAATGACTGCGGAAGAAATGCGACAGAAGCTTGAAGAGCTGACAGGAGAAGAGATTGAGGTGATGCAGGAATGACAAGAGATACCCTGAAACGCAGAAAGGAGACGGCAGGAGTCACCCGAAAGATAGATGCACATGATATGGCAACGAGAAAGCCCTGTGAGACAGCTTTAAAGCAACAGGGGCATAAAGCCTTTGCCTGTGATTTTAAAAGCCGTGAGAGGACGAATAAGGACGTTGCAGAGTACAAGAAGCACACGGTGGAAGACTTTTTGAAGAAGGTCGGAATAGATACGAAAGGGAGTGTGATGAGTGATGACGGAAGCACGCATAAAGCAAATACATAAAAATAACATCAGAATGGAACGGCTAGCTGAATTGTATAAAGCACATAAATATGCGGCAATGTCATCCGAAATCAATATGAGCGGTATGCCATCAGGAAAAGGCGGGATAGATGACAGCATGAGTGATATTGATGACAGTGTGGATATTGAAACGGAATATCGCGCGCTATACTTCGAAAACGAGTTACTCATCAAAGAAGCAAGAAAATACATAAACCAGTTGCCGGATAATATTCTACGCATGGTAATGGAATTGAAATATATAAACGGGATGGATGAATATGAAATTTCCGCAGAAGTTGGAGTGCCGCATAATCAGTGCTGCAGTATGTTAAAAGTACACTGGAATAATGTGTTCTAAATGTTCTAAATCTATTGACATATAGTGGCTTGACTGGTATACTGAAAGAGTGAAAGAAGATAAAAAGGCACTATCACTTATGTGGTGGTGCTTTTTTCTTGCGCCGTGGTCAGTTGGGACAAGCAGGTTCGACCCCTGCACACGGCTTTGTGATGTAAGATGCAGGCTGCACAGCTGAGGTCTGTTCTGGGAGTGCACACCGGACTTACGTCACAAATGGTATCAAAACGCAGATATCCGCAGATCTGCAGAACAAACAAAAATAGATTTAGCAATCTATATTTAGTGTCAGCACCCGAGTGCGGATAGGGTAAAGGATGTCAACTGGCATCCTACGGGTGTATAGCTCAGTTGGTAGAGCGATCGGCTGTTAACCGATGTGTCGCAGGTTCGAGCCCTGCTATACCCGCTGTGGACTACTGCAAGGTTCCTCCTTTTCTTATAGATTTTGTGTTGAGTTATTTTGGTTTTTGTTGTCATTTTCAAGTACTATACATTTTGCAGTAGTCCTACATTCTTAGCATCCAGTTGATGGGTGCTTTTGCTTGAAAGAGAATAAAAGGTATCGTAAGATATATGCGTGGTAATTGTTAGGTGCAGGATGAGGAGGAAAAACGCATGGAAGAAAAAGAACAGGTTGAGAAATTAGTAGAATTCGCAAGAGAAGTTTCGAATTTCTTACACATTACTGCTCCAAGTATAAGGTACAAAGAACACGGAGGTTATGGGAGTTCATGGTACGATCCTGAAACTGACACTGTTTATATAGGTGCGGAAGCAAGAACTAGAGACGCGTATTACGACATAGTTCATGAAGTCAGACATAAATGGCAATGGGTAACGGATTTGGATTTTTATTATTCGGGGTATAAAGAAGTTGGAACAGTGAGCCTAGAAGAATATAGGTCGCAGATAGCGGAGATAGACGCAGACGCATTTGCCGTACTTATGACGGCAATGTATCTAAATGAAGTGGTTAAGCTAAATGGATATTCGAATAAGGAGAAGGAAAATATTATCCGAAGAGCAATGGAAATTGCCAAGGAGTATAATATAAAATTCCCATTTGAAGATTATTGTGGAATGATGAAGATAACATTATAACGACACGAATTGACGATAACTATATGTCTACGGATTAAGGCATATAGTTATTTTCATGTAAAATAGAACAGACTGAAAGGTGGTGAGTCCTATGACAGAAAAACAGAAAATATTTGCAGATGAGTACTTGATTGATCTAAATGCCACACGGGCTTACCGCGCGGCGTATCCGAGTGTAAAGAAAGAACAAACAGCAGCGCAAGCAGGAAGTAGGATGTTGAGAAATGTCAAGGTTGCCGCATATATTTCTGAGCGAATGGAAGAGAGACAGAAGAGAACAGAGGTAACACAGGATCGAGTTGTACAAGAACTTGCTTCAATCGCATTTGCAAGGGCAACGGATTATGTTGAAATCAGGAGTAATGGTACAAATAGTGTTGTTGTAATAAAACCAACCATGGAACTGTCAGAAGAACAGGTACGTGCGATCGCAGGAATTAAAGAAGGGGCAAACGGAATTGAAATCAAATTGAATGATAAAGAAAAAGCTCTTGAACTTCTCGGCAGACATTTAGGCATGTGGAATGATAAGATAAACGTCGAAGGACAGGTGGAAGCCAAAAATCCGTTTGCAGATCTGACGACAGAAGAGTTGAAGAAGTTGGTCGGCGATGGATAGGGAAGAACGAATTAAACAAGGTGCTTTGATAGAACTTGCAAAACGTGAGTTCTTTTTTTATTGTCAATTAAAAGCACCGGATTTTTATAAAAGCGATAGAACGTTTTTAGTAAATCTGTGTAATGGGCTTCAAGAGTTTGTGGAGTCTGACGAAGAAGTGTGTATTGTGAATATCCCTCCAAGACACGGAAAAAGCAGAACCGCAGGAAATCTTGTGGAATGGTGTCTAGGGAATGACCCAACATATAAGATTATGACTGGCTCCTACAACGAAACACTGTCTACTATGTTTTCGAAAAATGTGAGAAATAGTATACAAGAGGAAAAAGCTGATGAAAGTAAACCAGTGTTTTCGGACGTATTCCCGGGAGTAAAAATAAAGTATGGAGATGGCGCCATGAATCTGTGGAGCCTCGAGGGGGGCTATAACAACTATCTTGCGACATCGCCTACCGGAACAGCCACAGGATTTGGATGTGATTTGATGATTATAGATGACCTTATCAAGTCGGCGCTTGAAGCAAATAATGCAACGGTATTGGAAAATCATTGGTCGTGGTTTACAGATACGATGCTATCACGTTTGGAAGAGGGCGGGAAAATTATTGTAATCATGACGAGATGGCATAGCGAAGACTTGGCGGGGAGAGTACTGGAATGGTGTCAAAACAGCAATAAAAAATACCGACATATAAAAGATAAGGCTTTACTGGATCCTACTAAGCGCTTAATGCTCTGCCCGGAGATTCTCAGCTATGAGTCTTACAAAGATAAAACAAGCGCGATGGGAGAAGATATTGCCAGCGCTAACTACAATCAAGAGCCGATTGACTTAAAAGGACGGCTATACACAAAATTTAAAACTTACGAAGATATACCGCGGGATATTGGCGGGAATCAACTCTTTACGGAGATTAAAAATTACACCGATACAGCTGATTCGGGAAGTGACTACCTATGCAGCATTACTTATGGGGTGTACAACATGGAAGCTTATGTGCTCGATATAATCTATACTCAGGAGGCTATGGAGCACACAGAAGGAAAAGTAGCAAAAATGCTATTTGATCATAAAGTAAACATTGCTGATATTGAGTCGAATAATGGAGGGAAAGGATTTGCGAGAGCCGTAGAAAGTATTTTGCAGCAACAATTCCAAACAAATAAAACATCGATTAAGTGGTTCCACCAGTCACAGAACAAGAAAGCAAGGATTTTATCTAACGCCACTTGGGTGATGGATCACATTTACTTCCCAAAGAATTGGCGTGATAGATGGCCAGATTATTATAAAGACATGAATAAGTATCAAAGAGAAGGTAACAACGCACACGATGATGCGCCGGATGCAACTACTGGAATCGCTGAGAAAATAAGCAAAGGTAAAATAAAGTTAAAGACCTTTAGAGGAGGAATATAAAATGAATGGGAAAAGACCATACAAACTGCCGGAACCGCTTTTATGTTCCGCTGACGAAGAAATTAACATGACACTGGTGGATGAATACATTCGAAAACATGAAGAGCGGATGCCGAGATATAACTACCTTGAAAATTTATACAAAGGATTCCACGATGTCTTCCGCTTACCGGAAAAGGAGAAATGGAAGCCGGATAACCGACTGGCAGTGAATTTCCCACGGTATATCACAGAGACCTTTTTGGGATATGCTTATGGGATTCCAGTTAAAAAATCGCATCCGGACGAAAAAATAAAAGATGCGATCCTTGAATTTGACCGGGATAATGATATCTCTGACCAGGAATATGAGTTGGCGAAGAAGTGCTGTATCTACGGACATGCATTCGAGTATTTTTACCAGGACGAAGAAGCAAAGACAAAGACAGTAGTCTGCAATCCAAAAGAACTGTTTGTTGTCTACGATGATACCGTAAAGAGCCGCGCTCTATTTGCTGTCAGATATGGGAAAAAAGACGATAATGTCACAAGGTATGGCGAGATACTTACAAGGACAGAAATTATCCCATTTGACGGAGAAAAGATGCAGGAGGGAATGCCGAACCCATATGGTCGCATCAACTGTGTTGAATATGTACTGAACGATGAGAGAATCGGTCTGTATGAAGAAGTGGCCGGTATGGTAGAAACATACAACCGAGTGATCGGAGAAAAGGCAAATGACGTAGATTCTTTCGCAGAAGCGTATCTTGCAGTGCTTGGCGCTGAACTGGATGAGGAAGGCGTTTATAAAATTCGTGATAATCGGATCATAAACCTTTATGGTACAGACAACGCAAAAGATATTATCGTGCAGTTTCTTGGCAAACCTACGGCAGACGGAACACAGGAAAATCTTTTGAATCGGCTTGAGGATTTGATTTACCAGACAAGCATGGTAGCAAACATCTCGGATGAATCGTTTGGAAATGCCTCGGGAACTTCTCTTGCGTATAAACTGCAGTCTATGAGTAATCTGGCGTTGACATTCGACCGCAAGAATGAGAAATCAATGAGAAAGCGGTATAAACTGTTCTGCTCTCTCGCAACGAATGTGTCAGATCGGGACGCATGGAAAGATATCGACTTTACAATGAGCCGAAATATCCCCAAGAACCTCCTCGAAGAAGCGCAGACGGCGCAGGCACTGGAAGACATTGTATCTAAGGAAACGCAGCTACAAGTTTTATCCATTGTAAAAGATGCGTCCGAGGAAATCGACAGAATGGAGAAAGAGGACGAAAAGAAGCAACAAACAATCGTAGAAAAGCGGATGTTCGAAGGTGCGGCGGATGAGTAGCAGGACGTACTGGAAGAATAGGGAAGAAGAACAGAGGAAGAAGAATATCAAGGACGAAGCTGAATACGCGAAAGAGATTGAGAAGATCTATGTGAATATGATGGATGAAATCCAGAAAGAGATTCATGGATTTTACACACGTTATGCAAAAGCAGAAGGGATCACAATCGCAGAGGCAAAAAAGCGGGTATCTAAAATGGATATTGATGCATACAGTCGAAAAGCAGCACAGTATGTAAGGGATAAGAATTTCTCTAAGGAAGCCAATGAGGAAATGCGGCTCTATAACGCAGCTATGAAGATTAACCGATTGGAAATGCTAAAAGCAAATATCGGCATGCATCTTGTCGGCGGATTTGATGAGTTGCAAAAGTATTTTGAGCAGATTCTGACTGAGAAAACACTGGAAGAATTTGAACGGCAGGCAGGAATCCTTGGAAAATCCATCCAGAACAATGCGAAGATGGCACATTCGATTGTGAACGCTTCTTTCCACAATGCGAGATACTCAGACCGTATTTGGATGTATCAAGATATGCTGAAAGCTGAATTGTCGAAGCTATTACAGACTGGTTTGATACAGGGTAAGAATCCGAGAACACTGGCAAGACACCTTACCAAACTGTTTGGAGTAAGCCGGGAAAATGCAGAGCGACTGATGATAACGGAGCTGTCGAGAGTGCAGGCAGAAGCGCAGAAACAGTCTTATATCCGCAATGGATTTGATGAGTATGAGTTTATCGCGGAGCCGACAGCCTGCCCGATCTGCCGGGCTTTAGATGGAAAGCATTTTAAGGTATCAAAAATGATGCCAGGAGAAAATGCGCATCCAATGCATCCACGTTGCCGGTGCAGTACAGCAGCATATATGGATGATAAAGAATATGATGAATGGCTGGACGGGTATTCTGAGCACGGGATGGATTTTGAAACTTGGAAGAACAGGGTTGAAAAGAAATCTGTGTTTGATATAATAAAAGCAGATAAAACAGTCAGCGGACATTCTGGAACGCCTAAAATGGCAGAGGCAGGAGCGGTAATAGACCATATCGGAAAAGACGGGAAAGTAGATGTAAGAGCTTTTTATGGAGAGTCGAAATTAAAATTTAAAGATATCCATACAACCGCACACGGGAATCCTAAGCAGCATCCTTATGGAAATCATGGGGAACACGCGCATGACTATACATGGGGAGAAGACGGCAGACTGAAGGATAAGACAACTCGCGAATTAAGCGAAGAGGAAAGAAAGGAGAATGGGGATATATTATGAATAAAGATGAATTAAGACAAATTTTATCTGAGTGTTGCAATGATATTTCTTTCTCTTACAGAGGATTGTCATCTGGAGTGACAGTTGAAGTTCATAATTATGTTCCGACATATCAAGCGTGGCATGGCGATGACGTGAAAGAGTATGATAATGTGGATAAAGTTATGAATGATAAATTTTATAGCGGAAAATCATTAAACGATCTAGTAAAAGAAGTAGAAATTGATGCAATGTAATACCATCGGTCGAGCGGGCTGGTGGTATTTTTGTACTCATTTTGGAGGTGATGCGATTTGATTGAGGTGAGAATTCGACCAGAGCGAATTAAAATCTCTGGACACGCCGGGTATGCGGAGCCGGGAAAAGATATTGTGTGTGCAGCTGTGACAGCACTTACACAGACGCTGATTCAGTCGATTGAAAATTTAACAGATGATGAAATAGAATACAGAATATCTCCCGGAAAGGCTGAGATAGAATACAGGAATCTGTCAGAGAAATCAAAAACTCTGGTGGATTCCTTTTTCGTTGGCATTCGCTTGATTGCCGATGAGTTTCCGGATTATGTAGCAATTATGTAATTCGCGCCCAAGTCTTGAAGGCGTAAAAAGCTAGGGGAAAGGACCATGAAGAATGTCATTAAACTTTTAGGAGGTAAAGAAAATGAAGAGCAGGATGTTTAGAATGCTGCAGTTATTTGCAGAAGAAACCGTAGATCATACAGCAGAACCTGATGCGGTGAAAGATAGTGTTAATCCGGAAAACACATCTGATGATAGCGGGGAAGAAAAAAAGTACACAGACAAGGATGTGGATGCGATTGTAAACAAAAGATTCGCAAAATGGAAAACTGAGCAGGAACAGGCGGTAAAGAGTGCTAAGGAAGAGGCAGAAAAGCTTGCAAAAATGAATGCTGAGCAGAAACAGAATTACGAGATCGAGAAGTTGCAAAAAGAGAATGAAAAACTGAAGCAGGAGGCTGCAAAGGTTGAGCTTAGCAGAAGCGCCACAGGCATTCTTGCAGAAAAAGGAATTGAAGCAACGCAGGATGTTCTTGATTTTGTTGTAGGGAATGACGCTGATGATACGAATGCAAAAATTGATAAGCTTGTAAAAATCGTGGAATCCCAGCTTAAGAAAGCCGAGATCGCCAGAGCAACCGGATCTACACCAAAAACCATGACGAACTCAGGAAGTCCAATGTCTGAATTCGAAAAGAGACTTGCAAAGTATAAATAAAGGAGAATGTGAAGATGAAGAATAAAGAATTTATGATGTTACAGTTATTTGCGGCAGGAGACAACAATGATATGCCGGTAAGAAGCTACCAGCTTGAGTTTAAAAGCCTTTTGGAGGTAGTATTTAAAAAGATGTCTTATTTCGCGGATTTTTTCGTCGGCGAACTTGAGGTACTGGATGGAGTCAGAGAAAATGAAACAGCCTTTTATGTAAAAACATCAGACATTCCGGTTGTGGTTGGAACTGGGTACGATAAAACAGCTACGAAAGCGTTTGGAACGGGAACAGGGAACTCTAGCCGTTTCGGGGAGAGAAAAGAGATTATCTACGCGAACACGCCGGTTAATTACTCTTGGGGATGGAATTACCACGAGGGAATTGACCGACACACGGTAAACAATGATTTTGACGTTGCGGTAGCAGATCGCTTGGAACTGCAGGCGAGGGCTAAGACAAAGCAGTTTAACAAGCAGCACGGAAAATTTGTTTCCACATCTGCCGGAAAAACTTTAAGTGTTACTGATTATACAGAAGACAATGTATTAAAGCTGTTTAATGAGCTGTCTAAGTATTTTAACAACATCGAAGCAGTTGGAACGAAAAAAATTAAGGTTTGCTCCGATCTGTACAATGCCGTTTCGGATCATCCTTTGAATACAACTGCTAAAAACTCTACTGTAAACATTGATGGCAATGAAGTTGTGAAGTTCAAGGGATTCCTTGTAGAGGAGATTCCGGATGAATTATTCCAATCTAAAGAATGCGCCTATGCATATATTGCCGGAGTTGCAAAAGCATTTACCGGAATTAACACAGCGAGAACAATCGAATCCGAGGATTTCGACGGTGTAGCTTTGCAGGGAGCTGGTAAGGCTGGAGAATTTATTCCGAACGATAATAAAAAGGCGGTAGTAAAAGTGACAGTGGGGGAATAGCACCCCCTGAAGACCTCGCCTTGGTAGGCAGGGGGAAAATCGGTAAGGCGAAAATTGGAAAATCAGAATAAAGGATGTGAGTAAAAATGGCTTATTCGAAAAAGACATGGAACAATGATGAAGTAATTACACAAGAGGCAATGAACAACATTGAGTCCGGGGTTGCATCAAATGACACAAAAAACACACAGCAGGATACAAAAATCAGCGGGATTGAGGGTAAACTTGTTAAAGCAGTTGCTGGATCTAAAGATGGTTTGATGTCTAAAGAGGACAAGGCGAAACTGGACGGAATTGCAGAACAGGCGAATAAATACGTTCTTCCTGCGGCATCTACAAGCATTGGTGGTGTAAAACAGGCTACGAAAGTAGATAATGTCTCAGCAGCAGATGCAACAAACGCAGCAGCAACAAATCCAACACAGGCAGAATTTAATAAAGTAGTGGCACTTGCTAACGAGACTAAGGCAAAATTAAATGCCGCTTTAGCAGCGTTAAAAACTGCTGGTGTTATGGCGAATTCGTAAGGAGTTGAAATTGAATGCTGGATGATTTAAAAATTCTTCTGGGAATTGATGTTTCCGATAGGGATTCTGATGAAAAGCTTTTATTAATTCTGGAATCTGTGCGAAATCGTTTGAAACTGCTTCTCGGTGGCTTGGAAGTGCCATCGAGTATGCAGCATATCGTTACGGATGTGGCAGTGATCCGTTTTAACCGCATTGGCTCTGAGGGCATGTCTTCCCACAGTGTGGCTGGAGAAAGCACTTCGTACAATGAAAATGATTTTTCCGCCTATATGGACGAGATACAAGCGTATCTTGACTCTGTAGACGGGGCAAAACGTGGGAGGGTGCGATTCCTATGAGGTATGATAAAGCTATATATTTTCAAACAGCAGAACACGGAGCGTACAATCCAGAGACTGGTGATTACGCAGATGACCACGTGACGGAAGTGAAGAAGTATGGAAGTGTTTCAGACACTGGAACAGAAACGATGAACCTGATTTATGGCAGCATTAAACAGGGCAGTCTTATAATCCAATTGCAGACTCATTATACAGAAACATTCCACCGGATCAGAGTTGGAATGAAAGTGTACAGAGTGGATTTTGAACGAAAACTGCGAACAAAGCATGTGTTTGTAGTAAGTGAGGTGCAAAGTGGCAGAAATTAAATTTGAGGGAATTGCAAAGCTGAATAAAGGTTTGAAGAAGCGGATGGACATGAGCGCGGTCAAGACGGTCGTGAAAAAGAATGGATCTGATATGCAAAGAAAAGCGCAGAGGAATGCTCCAGTCGATACTGGAACACTGAAAAGGAGTATCGGTATTGACATTTCAGACGGCGGAATGACTGCCACAGTAGAACCAACAGCTGAGTATGCGCCTTACGTAGAACTTGGAACCCGATTTATGGAAGCACAGCCGTATTTAAAGCCTGCATTTGAGGAGCAAAAGAAACAGTTTGAAAAAGATTTGCAAAAGCTTGTGAGGTGAGATATGGATCCACAGCAAGAATTATTTACAAAATTACTTACAGAGATCAAAGCATTAGGATATGACGTATATGACGGCTTCTTACCGCCGGATGGTACGCCGTATCCTTTTGTTTATCTCGCAGACAGCCAATTGATCGATGATGCGAATAAGACCGCTGTGTTTGGCAGCGTCCATCAGACAATCCATATTTGGCACGACAATCCAAAACGGCGCGGGACGGTATCAAAAATGCTGTTGGCGATCAAAACCACATGCAGAAGACTGGATCGTACAGAAAATTTTGCGTGGAATGTCCGAAATGTAAACCAGAGGTTACTTCCGGATACAACAACAAAGCAGCCTCTTTTACACGGGTTGCTGGAAATAGAATTTAGTTTTAGTTAGAGAGGAGAAAAAGCATGTTTAAGACAGGTTTACAGTTATTTGCGGAGGCGGTATCTGGTAAGAAAATCGTTTATCTGTACCGCCTTGCAGAAAAAGCAAAAACAGAAGCTGCAAAGAATCTTGCGTTTACAACAGAAAATGGAAGAACGAAGAGTAAGGATGCAGAGTCTACGGCTACAAAAGACGGATCTATCCGTACACCGGGAGCTGCAGAGACAGAAATTACTGCAACAGCCGTATTATCCAAAGGAGACAAGCTGATTGCTGAGCTCGAAGATGCCATGGATAGTGATAAACTTATCGAAATTTGGGAAGCGAATCTTGAAGATTCAGCAGAACCGGGACCGAATAAATTCAAAGGGATGTACTTCCAGGGATATCTTACAGAGGTAGAAATCACATCTTCTGCGGAAGAAAATGTGGAAGTATCTCTTACTTTTGGTATTAATGGGTCAGGCAAGAGGGGCGATGTCACAGTGACTACGCAGCAGCAGGAAGTAGCAGCTTATGTGTTTAAGGATACGACACAGGAATCGTAAACCCCTCTGGTGATACTGCCTTGATTAGTAGAGGGAGAATTTGTAAGGCGAAAAACGGATGATTATGTACATAGGGGGCGGTAAAACCGCTCTCTTTTTATGGAGGTAAAAATATGATGGAATTAACAATTAACGGACAGGTGTACCAGTTTAAATTCGGAATGGGATTTTTGAGAGAAATCAACAAGCAGACAAATATGCCTGTGGATGGATTGCCGGGAGTAAAAAAAGACGTAGGATTCCGGTATGCGCTTATGAACTTAATAAATGGTGATCCGGATGCGTTGGTAAACATTCTTGATGTTGCGAATAAAGGGCAGAATCCGAGAGTGACAAGAGGCCTTTTGGATGAGTATATCGACGATGAGGACACAGATATTGATGAACTTACAGAAACAGTAATGGGTTTCTTGAAGAGTGCCAATGCTACGAAAAAAGCTACGGACGAGATCGTGGACGCTGTGGAGAAAGAGAAACAGAGAATGGAAGAGGAAGAAGCGAAGAAGAGAGAGCTGATGATGTAGATTTTGAAGAATCCTACAGAGAGGTGGCGTTGAATTGTTTCCGATATCTTGGCTTTAAGAGCTTTGAAGAAGTGGATAGGTTGACAATTCCAGAATACACCTTGCTCATGGAGGCTGTGCAGCTAAGAGAAGTAGATAAGGACTATCGAAATCATCTGCAAGCGTTCCTGAATTTTGCTGTGAAAGCAGAGAAAAAGGTCGGAAAGAATAGGTCGAAACCAGTGTATCAGAGATTCAGAAAATTCTTTGATTACGAAAAAGAAGTAGATCGCGTGAGGAACCGAAAGCAAAAAAATGAAAGATTAGACATAATCGGCAGAATGATGAAAGGAGAGTGATGGCATGGCAGAAAGTTTTTCCGTAAAGGCAATATTATCTGCGCAGGATAGAGGATTTACGTCTGCTTTCAAATCTGCAATGGGTACCGTAAGCAATTTAAAAAACACGCTCACAAGTGGAATCGGATTTGGAATCATGGCCGGAATTGGACAAAAGGCATTTGGTGCTGTCACATCCAGTATTGGCGGTATGGTGTCGGAATTAAATTCTTCCAGTGCTGCATGGAAAACATTTAACGGAAACATGTCGATGGTTGGCAAAGGCGCTGACGAGATTGCATCTGTAAAAAAGGAATTGCAAGAGTTTGCAGAAGATACTATTTACAGCGCATCTGATATGGCGAGTACTTATGCTCAGCTGAGTGCAGTAGGTATTAAAAGCACGAACAAGCTTGTAAAGGGATTCGGAGGGCTTGCGGCGGCAGCTGAGAATCCAAAACAGGCAATGAAAACTTTAAGCCAGCAAGCTACACAGATGGCAGCGAAACCAACGGTTGCATGGGCAGACTTTAAACTTATGATCGAACAGACTCCGGCTGGTATATCGGCAGTCGCAAAAGAAATGGGCATGACTACCACGGAGCTGGTGCAGAATGTGCAGGACGGAAAAATCGCGACAGAAGATTTCTTTGATGCTATCGCAAAAGTCGGCACAAATGACGCATTTACGAAGCTTGCTACAGAGTATAAGACTGTAGATCAGGCAATGGATGGTCTGACCGAAACAGTAAGTAATAAGCTGGCACCGTCATTTGATGTTTTATCCGGTCGAGCGATTAAATCTTTGGACGGGATAATTAATAAAATTGGAGATCTTGATGGAGATGCAATCGCAGGAAAATTAACTGGATTTCTCGATAAAGCAAGTGGGTACTGGAATGTTTTAAAAACAGAAGCATTAGAAGTGAAGAACGCTTTTGGAGATTCTTTTTCCGCAATTGGAGAAGATCTCGGAAAGATTACAGGTGCGTTTGGCTCCACGGAAAGCATCAGTTCTTTCGCCGGTGTAATGGATTCCGCGAGCGGGGCTCTGCAAACATTTGCCGGATTTTTAGAGGATCATTCTGAAACTATCGCGAAAGTGATTCCTCAGATTCCTAAGCTTGTCGTTGCATATAAAGGCTTTAAGATTGCAAAAAGTGTTGCCCCGTTTGTAGGTGCATTCACCAGTGCGATTGCAGGTCTTGCCGGCGCAGGGATTAGTGCGATTGCCGGAAAATTGCTTGGAATTTCAAAGGGACAGAGAGAAGTTGGAGTGTCGAGTAGGGAAAGCATGAAAAGCACTATGGAATCTGCCAAAGCATTTATGATGCTTGGTGCAGGAGTTGCTCTGATTAGCGGTGGTTTCTTTTTGCTTGCTCAAGGAGCGAAAGCTGTGGCGGAATCGGGACCATTGGCTGTTGCTGTTTTAGTTGGAATGGTAGCTGCAATCGCAGGACTTCTGATCGTGGCAAAAATGGTGGCTCCGACATTATCGGCAGGTGCAGCAGGATTTGTTGCATTCGGCGCAGCTGTTGTTTTGGCAGCGGCCGGAATCGCCGTATTAACTATGTCCGCAATTTCTCTGGCAAATGCAGGCCCGCTTGCAATCGCAGTGATGTTCGGCCTGATCGTAGCAATTGGTGGATTGATGGTCGTAGCGGCTGCAGTAGCTCCTGTCCTTACAGCAGGAGCTGTTGGTTTGATCGCATTCGGTGTGGCTGCGGCACTTGTTGGAGCGGCAGTATTGCTTGCGAGCGCAGGCCTTGCGATCGTGGCAAGTGTACTTCCGATTGTCGCCGAGTATGGCTTACAGGCATCTGTAGCTATCGGGGCGTTAGGCGCTGCAATGACGGTATTTGGAGCTGGTACGATTGTGGCAGGAGTTGGATGCACGGTTCTCGCGGTTGGATTGCTTGCAGTAGGAGTTGCAGTGCTCGGTGTCACGGTGGGAGTTGTTGCATTTGGAGTAGCGATGACAGCAGCGTGTGTTGGCGTGCTGGCAATGGCAGCGGCACTGTTGGCGGTTAATTCCAGTATGAAGTCGATTGCAAAGAATGCGAAAACAGCGCAGAAATCTATCGAGAGTATGAAAGATTCTGTAAGTATTGTGAATGACGGTCTGGATGCTCTTGGAAATAAAGCGAAAAGTGCGGTGAAATCTATTGTAAGCGCATTTGACAACGGCGCAGGAAAAGCGAGAAACTCTGGACAGAAACTTGGGGACAGTGCAAAAGAGGGTGTACAGAACGGACTACAGCCAACACAGGCAATTGCAATTAGTACTGTTTCCGCTGTGCTTGCCTCTTTTGCGTCTGGAGCCGGAAGTGCCTACAGTAGCGGTCTAAATATCGGGATGAGCTTCGCAAATGGACTGGCTGCAAGCCTCGGAAGAATACAGGCGATTGCGGCGCAGATGGTAGCCACGGCAAATTCTGCAGCAGCGTCTCGGGCGAGTCTGCCAAAAACGAGAAGTGTCGTAGTAGGTGGCATAGAAAATACTCCGATGGTTGCAGTTTATGGGATGGACGATGAAATAAATGACAGAATTGATATTCCGGTTATTTCCAGCGCTGATCCAGTCATGACGGCATATACAAGCAGAGTAGGTGCGAAGAAAGAATTATCTGATGATTATACTTATAAGAGAAATGCGACATACACAATCGTTGTGCCGGTTGAATATAACGGCAGAGAAGCAGCACGTGTTACTGCAGAATTTACACAGAAAGAGTTGGAAAGCCGTGAGAGTATGAAACTGAGACTGAAAGGAGAACGAAGCCATGTATGAGTTTGTGGATACAAATAAGGCGGGGAGCAAAAGTTCCCTGCCGAGTGAGGCTCTGCAGATTGATGGGGCATATATTGAAAATCTAATTGATGGATATCGGACTCTGTACGTGACCGGTCGTGAGCTTTTGGGATCGGAAATTTCGGAGAGAGAAATTGACCTTGTGGATGGGTCCGAGTATACGGGAAAGCGAGATACAACCAGAAGCATTACAGTTGGATACCAGTTGCTTTGCGCATCTCCTAGAGAGTTCCAGGAAAAATTCAACAAACTCTCTGGAATCTTAAATAAGGAACAGGCAAAGCTGATTTTTGCAGATGAACCGGATAAATATTTTATCGGGACGAAATCAAGTGTAGGAGATGTGGAGCCAGGCAGATTGAACGTAAAAAGCGAATTTACTTTTTATTGTTGTGATCCACGGAAATATTCTGCAGCGGAAAAATCGTTTACTGCCCATCAGGAAAGCGGATATCAGACGCTTACTATTGTAAATGGTGGTACAGAATCCGTTCCGGTAAGCTACGATATCACTCACAACCATGAAAATGGATTTATTGGGATTGCCAGTAAATACGGTGCAATACAACTCGGCAAGATCGAAGAAGCAGACGGCGAAGACTATAAGGCGTCAGAGATACTGTCAGAGGGGTATAGCCTGTTTCAAGACGATCACGGCACCTCTTATCAGAATCCAGAAAATACCACACAGGGAACACTCGAAGTCAAGAATGTTGCCGGATATAACGTCATGGCATTAAAAGGTGGACAGGCAACATCCGGGTACTGGAACGGCGGAATGAGAACACTTACTATTCCGGTTGACAGCGAGGGCAGACGTGGGGCAAAGAACTTTTACTGTTACACGCAGCACTGGTTCGAGACTGGATTGATGGGACAGACGGGAGCACAGACTATTGCGTTTCTTACAGGGAAAAATGAAGTGATCTGCTCTATGTCTATTAACAAGAGTGATACGGTTGGTAATACGGCGCATGTGGACTGGTTCGCACCACAAAACAAGAAGATCAAGACACTGGATTTCCAGCCGACAGCTTATGAGGGAAACCCGTTTAATTTAAAGATGGGTGGCGGTCATAATGATTTTTTAAAAGAGGGTGACAGGCTACGGATCTTTTGGTACGGTCAGTATTATTACTTTACTATCCCGGAGATTAAAGACATGGCGTGTGAGAAGATACAGGTCTGGATCGGGCAGTGGGGAAGTAGAGATCTTGGAAATCAGCTGGTTACGCACAATTATTTAAAAAGTATCTGGTTCCGCAAGGATAACGTGGAAAAATACAGAGATGTGCCGAACCGGTATAAGTCCGGAGATGTGGTCTATATTGATGGAAATGATACAGCGGTTTATGTAAACGGGATGAAGCGGATGGAAGATGAAATCCGAGGAAGTAAGCATTTTCTGGTACCGCCGGGAGAGACGGAGATCCAGTTCTCCTACTCGGCATTTAGCAGTCCTCCACCAACGATTAAAGCCAAAATAAGGGAGGCGTATTTATAATGAATGAAATCAGAATTGCCGTACTGAATCCACATGACAGGGTGCTTGCATTTTTGGATAACACCCATCGAAACTCTATGCATTATTGGAACGATGAGCTCCATGAATATCTGCAGGGGACAGCGAATACATACGCATTTACGGTAAGTTCCAAACACGAGGATGCGGCGTATATCGTAGAAGGGAATAAAGTAGCCTTTGTATATAACGGAAAAGACTACTATCTGAATATCGTACATGTGGAAAAGGATGAATTTACAGTTACTGCGACAGCATGGTCTTTAAGCTTCGAATTGATCAACGAGAATGTTGGGGCATACAAATCTGAAAGTGCAATGAGCTTTGAGGAATATGTAACTGCCTTTGATCCGGAACGTACCGTGCGGATCGGGATCAATGAAGTGTCAGATAAGCGGATTTCAAACGAATGGACAGGTGAGGCAACGGTACTGTCCCGTTTATTTTCCGTGGCGAATGTATTCGATGCGGAGATTGAGTTCCAGACTGTGTTAAATGATGATTATTCACTGAAAGAAATTGTAATGAACGTGTATCGGGAACACTCAGACAATAACACGGGAGTTGGGGAGTTCCGGGGAGATATCAAACTGCGGTACGGGAAAAATGTTACCGGCATCCGGAAGGAATCCAGTATCGAAAACCTGTACACCGGTATCCGTCCAACAGGAAAGGATGGACTGACTATACAGGGAATTGAGAAAGAAGAGCTGGATGAGAACGGTGTAGTAGAGTTTTATACACAAGGTCCAGATATCCGGGCACCACAGGCAAGAGATCGCTTCCCATCGAATCTGATAAACAAGGAAGACGGATACATCTTTATGCCAAAATCCTACGATACGGATAATAAAGACAAGCTGTACAGTATGGCGCTGTCAGATCTTAAAACCGCATCTGAACCGGCTGTGACTTATGATGTAACGGGGTATTTTGATACTGCTATCGGAGATACCGTGGAGATCGAAGATGAGGAGTACGTTCCTACCTTATACTTGAGTGCAAGAGTATCGGAGCAGGTTCGCAGTTTCACGAATCCGCAAGCAAACAAGACAGTCTTTACCAATTTTAAAGAGCTACAGTCGGAAATCTCTGAAGATTTGCTGCAGAAAGTAGAGGATCTGATTAACAAAACAAAGATTTACACCTGCTCCATTGCCACAAACAATGGAATTATCTTTAAAAACGGCATCGGGAGCACAACGCTGACAGCCTACGCTTACAACAACGGTGTGGATGTGTCTGGAAATCTGGAGATTCGGTGGAGTAAAGATGGGACAGAGTTTTACGTTGGCAAGAGTGTTACGGTTAATGCCGAGGATGTGGATGTTAAGGCGGTTTACTCATTTACGGCTTACGAAAATGGCGTAAAGCGTGGGTATTATGAGGTCACAGTGACAGATGTATCGGATGGAGAGCCGGGAAAAGACGGAACAACGTATTACACATGGTTTAAATTTGCCGATGACGAATATGGAAATGGAATGTCCAGTAGTCCGGATGGAAAAGAATACTTAGGAATCGCCTACAATAAGGAGACTCCGGTAATGTCCAATAATCCGGAAGATTACCAGTGGGCAAGGATCACCGGAGAGGGAGTACCAGGAAAGCCCGGAGATGACGGAAAAACTTACTATACGTGGGTGAGATATGCGGATGATGCCAGCGGAAACGGGATGTCTGACAGCCCGAACGGAAAATATTACATCGGATTTGCCTACAACAAGGAGACTCCGACAGAAAGTAGTGATCCCGCAGATTATCAGTGGACGAAGTATAAAGGGGATGATGGTCAGGACGGTGTTGGAATCGAATCTATTACAAAGTACTACCTCGCATCCGAAAAGAGTACCGGAATCACAATATCCTCTTCTGGGTGGAGCACTACGAAGCAGGACATGACGGACGTAAAAAAATATTTGTGGAGCTACGAAGTTTATGCCTACACAAATGGAACCTCGACCAAGACAACCCCTATTATCATCGGAGTACACGGGCAGAATGGAGAGGACGGAACATCCGGCATCATCGTGTCGCCCACACCACCGGAAAATCCAAAAGTAGGACAGCTCTGGCAGACTGCAAGCGGAGAGCCGATTAAAAGATGGGATGGAAGTCGTTGGGTGCTGCATTACGTATCGGTCGAGAATCTGGACGTGCAAACATTGAGTGCGATCGCAGTGAATGCCGGCGAATTAACAGCAGGTAAGATAAAAAGCAAAAACGGGATCATGCTCATAGATATTGACGCAGGGAAAATCGTAAGCAAATTGATTGATAATGGAGTTGTCGACAGCACGATGGAACTTAATTCCGCTTCCCTTGCATTTTCCGGTAAGGACTCGGGAGGTAATCCTGCAAATATGACTTTTTCCATGCAAGGTCTAGCATATATAAACCAAAATACCGGAGGACGTTCGAAGCTTGTGTTATCAGACGGAGATATATATGCACAAAACGGAAACAACCCATTAATTGGTTTGTCTTCGTACAGCAAATATGATTCTGGCACAAAGCAGGGACCATTCCTGGAAATAAATCCATCAAATTCCATCAGGATAAAGCTTATAAGAACTGCTTTTGTTGTAACGTGCACGATTATTATGAAAGCACAGTTCCCGTGGAAAGGAAGAATTGAAGAAATACAAGAGGTAAGAATCCCTGACGGATACAGGCCGGCAATAGAAGTGTTGGCACCAATCAGCGAGGTTTCCAACGGACAAATATTCGGAACAGGCAGGTACATAATAAAAGAAAACGGCGCAATAGCTATAGATGTGGAGAATGAGTCGTACCTAGAAAGGATGCTAACAACAACTTGGATAACGGAAAACTAAGCTGAATTGAGCAAAGGAGTAAAAATGAGGATTTTAAGATTTATAGCAAATGGACAGATGCTTGAGCCTGATCCGGAATGTGACTTTACAGGTCTGGTGTCCGGCACAAAAGGGTATCTACACGCAGAGTTTGAGTTTGATAATGACTGGACAGGGTGCCGGGTTGCGGCATCCTTTTTTAGTCTGGATAAAGAGTATCCGGCAATTGTGGAGGATGGTAGATGTGAGATTCCGGCGGGAGCGTTGTCTTTCCGGGATTTTTACGTGCAGCTTACCGGAGTACGGGATGGGTACAAGATTACAACAAACAGGCAGATTGTAAGGCAAAGGAGACCGAATGAATGACAGAAGCAGAGAAGTTATTGCAAGAAACAAAGAGTGCAGTTGTCGCGGAAACGCAGACGGAAGATATCTGTGTGATCGACTCCGACTTGCGAATTGCAAGCATTCCGGAGCAGTTTAAAATTTTGGGAGTTGAACACGACAAGGATGTAAGAGTGATACAGTTTAAGTTGCCAAAAATGTATAAAGATCTCGACTTGTCCGCGTTTACTATTAGTGTAAACTTTTTAAATGCAAAAAACGAAAAAGGCAGATACCTCGTTACAGACAAAAGCGTGTCGGGAGATCAGATTTGTTTTTCTTGGTCGGTCGGAAATATAGCTGTGAGATACAAGGGAAATACAAGGTTTATCGTCTGCATGCGTCTTACAGGATCTGATGGGGAAATCCAAAAAGAGTTTAACACAACGCTCGCTACAATGACTGTATTAGAGGGACTAGAAGTTGATAATCCAGTGATCGAACAGGGAGAAAAGGACATTGTAGCACAGTTATTGCAAATCGTGGATGAAAAATCTAAAGAAGCAGTGAATGCTGTCAAGAATGCCGGAACAGCCCAGAAAACAGCCGTAGAGGGTGCAGGGACGCAAGCAGTCGAGAACGTGGAGAATGCGCAACAGGCAGCCGCAGAAGCTGTTGGAGCAGCAAAAACCGCAGCCGTACAGGAGGTACAAGCAGAGGGGAGCAAGCAGCTCGAATCCGTTAAAGTTGCTGTGCAGGATATTATTGCAGATCGAAAACAGATACAGGAAAACTCGGAAGAAATTGAATTTTTAATAGAAAAAACTCTGGGCTCTATTAATTATTATAACCCAAATGAGCAAACCCCTGAAACAATATCTCCGCATTATTACTTTAACGGGAAACCGTATCAAACAACAGATTTTGATAAATCATACAACTGCACAGCCCCTATTAAAGTCGACGAATTAACTCAATATTCGATTGTTTTGATTCCGAATTTTAACGGGATAGAGAAGCCGTGGCATCAAGCATCGCAAGGGCTGTTTTTTTACGACGAGAAAATGAATTATCTTGGGCACACAGAAGATAGCACTTTCGATACGCCAGCAAAGACAGCTTATGTTAGATTTAATTATGCACTAACAATGGGAGTGCTCTTAGACGTAGTAAATAAAAAATGCGTAATAACAAAAGGAAATAAGGCAAAAGAATATATTCCGTACGTGGACAAGAAATTGTTGGACAGAATTGTAGAATTGGAAGAAATTGCGCAACAGAATCAGAAGGATAAAAATTTTTACTACAAGATATCGAACGAATCATTGCAAGTAATGTATCCGTATTCTGCCACAAAAAAAATACTCATAGAACTTAAGAGGAAAGGCGGAAACGATTTGTTTGATTTTTATAGATTTGCAACGTTTAACCGAGACATCCGATGCGAAAACGTTACAGAAAAAGATCTCGAAACTATCCAGACAACACCGGGAGATTGGCATTCCCCATTTATCGTAGCTGCAAAAGAGAATGCAGACGGAGAACAGCGGGATAAAGTCTATTTCACGGGCGGAAATCACCAATATAACAACGAAGGTTACGGGAGCACGCCAACCGCAGAATCTGTATTTGTAAAATTTTTTATCGAAACGAAAGAAATAATAAATGGAACAGGGTATGCAGATAAAATGACTATCCGCTGGGAAAATCTTGTACAAGGGTACAATACAACAAAAGCAAACGGAAGCGGAAGGGCTATCTTGAAGGAAAATCATAGTATGATATTTGACGGAAAGAGTTTTAAATCGGACGTGAAAATAACGGCGTTAGAGTCTATCACTTTGTCAAATTGGTACTGTTTCCAGATAATAAATCCTAAAAAAATATACAAGAATATTGCATTTGTGGGAAGTAAAAACAGGAAAAATAATGCCATTGCCGATACGACAATAACGTGTATGGACTCACACTGCGAAAAAATGGTTGCGGTGGGAGATGAACATAGAATCGAATTGGCAATAGATACTTCTACTGATCTTGGACGTGACGGATTTTACAAAGCGGACAAAAGGATGTTTGCAACAAATTACGGAAAAGCGTACTGCACTTTTGTCGATAGCACAAACCCAATCGAAATGGAGAATGGAGATGTATATAGGGCAAGCGGTAATTATAGGTTTGCAACCTACGCAGAACCGGAAGCAACAGCATAGAAAGGCGGTGATCCGTTTATCTCCCAGCTATGGGTTAAATAGCGGTTGGGTGGAGGGAAGAAAAGACGGAGGCAGAAATGACAGACAATGAAGTAGAGGTAAAACTTGCAGAGCACGGAAAGGAAATCGGCTCATTAAAGCATCGGATGAGCGCAGTGGAAGAAATTGTAAGTGTGGTGCACCAGCTGGCGCAGGAACTTGTAGGATTAGCAAAAGAGGTCAGCTTTATGAATCAGACGCTTGTACAACTCACGGCGAAAGTAGCCACCCTCGAAGCGAAACCGGCGAAACGATGGGAAGGTGCGGTCACGACCTTAATCGGTGCAATCATAGGAGCAATTGTGGCAAAATACATATAAAAAGGAGAATGAAAATGAAGAAGATTAACTGGATTGTAAGAATTAAAAACAAGGCATTCTGGGTGGCACTGATTCCGGCACTGTTGCTGTTAATACAGGCGATTGCGGCAGTGTTTGGGTTTACGATTGATCTCGGAGATTTAGGGGATAAACTGCTCACCGTAGTAAACGCACTCTTTGCAGTGCTGGCGATTCTCGGTGTGGTAGTGGATCCAACGACACCGGGAACAGGAGATTCAGAGAGGGCACTTACATATAAGTAAATAGCTAGAGAGCTTGAAAACAGGCTCTCTTTTATTGTGCGACATCGCATGGAAAGGAGGTGATATCATGAGCGAACAGAACGAATTCGGAAGAACAACAGCAGAAGAACTGGAAAAAGCGTTTGAGACAGAAGAGCAGGAGGAACAGAAATAATGAAAATCGGCTTAAGAGGAGGACACTCCCCAAATTGTAAGGGTGCGATTGGTCTGATCGATGAGCAGGCAGAAGTGCGGAAGATCTACAATGAGCTCGCACCAATGTTACAGGCTGTCGGTCACACTGTGATCGATTGTAACTCCAACTCATCCAATGTGTCTGGTGAGCTGTCTGATGGCACAAATAAAGCGAATAGTGCAGGGTGCAATATCTATATCACCTTGCACATGAATGCGGCTGGAACTCCGGAAGCAGGAGGCGTAGAGGTGTGGTTATATGATGCATCCAATCCGACTATGAACATGATTGCAAGTAACATCTGCAAGAATTTTGAAGAAAAAGGATTTGTTAACCGCGGTGTTAAATATAGTTCCGGCTATCATGATCTGAATGCATCCAATATGCCCGGTATGATCGTAGAGACATTATTTTGCACCGGAACAGACGATGTGGCCAGATACCGGAGCTTAGGAGCGAGAGGGATTGCTGAGCTGATCGCAAAGGCAATCGACAGCAAAGCATCAACAGGAAGTGGACATGGAAACAAACAGAATACAGAAGATCAGGAAGGAGAAGAGACTATGCAGTGTATGTTTACGGTAGAGGGAAAAGGATGTGTTTATTGGATGCATGATGGAGTTGTAACACCTTTGGAGCATCCAGACGAAATGAAGATTTTACAGGAGATCTATAAAGCGAATTATGGACATGATATGCCAACTTACAAGTGGAGTCCAAACGGACCGTGGTATGTGAGACTGATGGCGCCATTGTATCGGGATCCGGTCAAAACCATCTAATAAAAATCCCCTCGGAGATCAGCTCTCTGAGGGGTGAATATTGTATCATTTTTATCATATTATAATAGGTAAGAATATTGCTTGTATGCCCTTGCATAAAGGTTGACACAATGGGGGTCGAAGGAGCTGGGAGATCAGGGATATACTCCGATTGAGATTCTGCGATATTTTTATGGCAGTGATATGTATATCAATACAGCAGAAGAAATTTCGGGTATTCCGTCTTCCTGGCCTGGCTATACATTGGAAAATGGGTCCAGCGGGGCAAAGGTCCGGCAGCTGCAGGAACAGTTGAATGTGATCGCAGGAGCATACCCGGCATTGCCAAAGATCCAGGCAGATGGAGTATATGGTCCGGCAACTGCTGCAGCAGTCAGAGAATTTCAGTCCATTTTCGGATTGCCTCAGACAGGAACTGTGGATTACCGAACATGGTATAAGATTTCACAGATTTATGTAGGTGTTTCCAGAATCGCAGAATTGAATTAGGAATGATTCCGTGTGAAAAATTCTTGACATCGAGAAAATTCTTTTTTATAATCAACTGGTACTACCAGTTGGTTATAAGGGAGAATGAGAAAATGAAAATATTGAGACAATTTGTAATCATCCTGTTGATTTCTTTTTTGGGAGAACTGTTA